CTCCAATCTGCCAAGCAACGCGCCAGCGGAGTAGTACGGGTCATGAAGAGACCCTATTTTTGCTGTAGTGACTAGAGACAAGTCTCTTTCTATGTCACCAGTGAGCATATGAAAATCTCGCATACAGACCCAGCCAAAAGCTGTGCCAGCGAGAATACACTGTATAATATATGAATTCCTTTTCAGGATTGCTATGTAGCGATTTATTAAAGGTATAAAATTAGTAATGCAGTTTGTCTTTTCACGCGATTGAGGCATCAGTCGCACGCGCCAGTGCTATTTTGTTGGCTGGTCAGGCCATCGGTGAAGACCGATATTAAAACCCAGAGTACACACCTGTCCATGCATCTAGGTAATTCAGAACCTAGAAAACATGCGTTATTATCATGCATCTGTGTATAGTTGGTTCCTCCGTAGAGTAACGCTGAGGGATACCTCCCCCTTCGGGTAGTTTAACAACATACCGGTTGATCAAAATCGTTGTTTAACGGCACAACTGTAAGCCGGGGCGAGCACCTCATTGCTCCTCCTCATCATGATAGGCTGCAATCAACTTGCTGCACATTTCTTTAGAGGAAAGGGGCTGGATGGTGTTCCACGGGAGGATAAACCTCTCGTCACCGGTTTCTGTAGCTTGTATTATTCTCTCACACCTCTGTACGAAATCTTCGTAATATTCCTCTCCGTGCAAATATGCCTCCCTCGATTGAGATTCGAAGTTAGCACTGAATTGTTCAGGAAAGGTGAGGGGAGTATTCTTACTCTTCGTCCACCAGTAAAATTTTTTGGTCAAGGATTCCCTTTCGATAGGGGCCACGACCGAGTTTAGTTGTGGGTGAAATCTGAAGCTCCTCTTTAAAAAGGACACTTCATCAATCGTCTGGAAGGGAACTGAATCCGCTTCTTTTTCTGCCATTGTATATTTAATTCCCCAGCTGGCAAACACCGCTTGGATAGAGGTGTGGTTAAATTCGGGAATGGAGTCATCGACTCCCATCAAGTTGTCGTCGCCATAAACGGCTGCACGAACGTAGTCCCTAAAATTAGGGTTTTTGATGTGGGGGTACTTGTCGTCCATGATAGTGTAGAAAGCCATTCTCAAGAGGATACTATTCACAATTGAATTCATTTCCACCGTCAAAGGCTGTCCGGAGGGTTGGCCGCTGCAAAATTGCATTAGCTGCCCCTCCCAAATCATTACAGGACTGACTACAGAGGACAAAAAGCCTCTTAAGTACTCAAGGTCGGATTCCGACGCACCGTTCTCTCGGTAAACCTGGATAATAAGGGCGGCGGATTTTTCTAGCAAAGCTTTAGGTAGCTGAGTATCATATCCGGAGAAGTCACCGCAAACGAACTTGGTGTATTGCTCGTCTTTGGTGATGTATTGGTATAGCTCTGCCCACTGTTTGGACTGAGCAGTAAGTCCGACGAAGCACTCAGATGAGTGCATATCTCGGAGTACATGCTTGAGGGGAATAATCCCTCGGGTAGCTGCCAGGAAGAACGCCATATCATTTCCATACACGGACCTGGTCTTTTCAGCCGCTTTCTTGAGCGGTAATACCTCGTTCACCTTTGAGGCTCGTACAAAAGGGTCAAACGTGCCCTGCCCTGAACGCCATTTTCTTTCGATCTCGTTGATGTCATTGACAATCTCCGGATCTAGGACGCGGGGGACTACTGGCTCATCGCCATTCATCTCCATCCACATGGTTTTCTTTCCTCCGTAGCAAATGCCACTGGAGGTCTTATTATTCATACCTTTGATTATACCTGTCTGGTCTCCGTCTAATGCGACTTGTAAGTCTTTGACAGAGAAAAATCCTGGCGTAGCTGCTTCGAAAGCACGTGCTACATCAGCCAGGGACTTACCAGAGCTAGTGGCTCCTCGTAGGTAGTCATTCATGGCTCGATCCATCAATTCGATCGGAACGGCCATTTTGG